CATTACCGCCTATAGGAAAGATATTTACAAAGGACTCTTGGCTTGGGACGTAAACAGACAGATCTGTGGAATACATAGCAGTAAATTAAACGCACACCACATAAAGAGTTTTTCTTCATATCCGGAATTAAGATTTGATATTGATAATGGCATAACCTTATGTCCATCTTGTCATAAAGTCATTCATTCAAAAAAGATAAAGCCACTACCGAAATCAACCGCAGTTCATACACCTGATTCCTGGATGGGTGTGTAATTTTTTGCACACTGGATACTTTATTCTCACTTTTTTCTTGACTTTTCATAAACTCCTGTGTTAATGGGCTTTTTAGTCTGGATACTTTTTATCCAGGTAGCCAATGACATAAGGAGTTTTGCATGGCAAAAGCAGATGAGGATTTCTTACATGAGCTAACTAAGAATTACAGAACAAGTGTAGATCAGTGGCAGCATGTGTATGATGCCGCAGAAGACGACCTCCGGGTTGTCTATGATATTGATGGCGGTCAATGGCCTGACGCAATACGGAAAGAAAGAGAAGCAGCCGGAAGGCCGATAATCACTACCAATAAAATTCTAAAGTTTGTACGTCAGCTTCGAGGCGATCAGATGATGAATCGCCCCCGAATCAAAGTTATCCCCGTAGATAATAAATCCGACCCAAAGATGGCTGAGCTATATAATGGACTGATCAGGCAGATTGAGTATCTCAGTTCCGCAGAAATTATCTATGACACAGCTTATATGTCTTCTGTTTCAAGTTCCATTGGTTTTTTCAGAATTACAACCCAATTCACAAAAGAAAATCCCTTCTTGCAGGAAATCAGATTAAAACGCATCCTGAACCCGATGTCTGTTCATTTTGACCCAATGGCTGTTGAATTTACATTAAGTGATGCCAGATATTGCTTTGTAGAGGAAATGATTCGCAAGGAAGAATTTAAACGGCTTTATCCTGACGCAGAGGAGTTGGCTTTTTCTGGTTCTGATGATTTAATAGGAGATTGGGATAGAGGTGATAGTATCCGGGTTGCTGAGTATTTCTGGAAAGAACCGGAAAAACAGAAAGTTGTAATGCTGAAGACAGGAGAAGTTATAGGTCTTGGTGGGAAAGTAACAACCGAATATATAATATCAAAAGGCGGGGAGATAATTAAGGAAAAGACCATAACCAAGGATAAGGTGAAATGGTGCAAGACAAACGGTTATGATATTCTTGAGAAAGAAAAAGAATGGGTTGGAAGTAACATACCGATTATTCCCGTGTTTGGTGATGAAATTGTGTGTGGTGGCAAGAAACACTATCTGTCTTTGGCGAGAGGCGCAAAAGGGCCACAGCAGATGTACAATTACTGGGCAACTGCGGCTACAGAGAACGTAGCAATGACTCCTAAAAATCCGTATATAGTTGACCATCGGCAGATATCCGGATTCGAAAACGAATGGAACGATGCTCACCTTAATAACAGGATGTTCGTAAGATACAATCAGATACCTGGCATAGATAAACCGCACAAGGAATCTCCGGCTCAGGTTCCTGCCGCAATCATAAGCATGATGCAGTCAACAGCTTATGACATTGAAGATCATCTTGGCAGGTATGAGTCGAGCAAAGGCGAGGCCGGTAACGAGAGAAGCGGTAAGGCAATTATAGCAAGAATAGCCCAGAGCGACAAAGGAACTTATACTTTTGTGGATAATCTTGCCAGAGCAATAGTTTATGCCGGAAGACAGATGATTGAGATAGTTCCCAAAATATATGATACGCCAAGGGCTTTAAGTATAATGGGTGAAAATGGTCAGCAGATTGTTGTTGATGTGAATAAACCTGTTCTTAATAAATTTGGTGATGTAGGTGTAGAAAACGATCTTTCGGTAGGCACTTACGATTTGATTGCAACCGCAGGAGCTTCTTATTCATCCAAGCGGCAAGAAATGACTGCAATGATGATTGAGAGTTTGCAGTATGCACCGCAATTAGCGAACGTAATTGCACCGTTAATTTTCAAATACTCTGACTATCCGGGTTCAGAAGAGATATATGGAGAAATAAAGAAACAGATGGATGCCATGCAACAGCAACCTGAAAAGCCAGCACCAGGATTACCGGGATGATAAAGAAAATATTAAATTTTTTATTTCCAGAGATAGAACCAACGAGAGTTAAATGTTTAATATGCGGTGGGGAACCTTGGCATGTATTGCAATTTGTAAGTATTTTCCAACCGCTTGAAAATAATTTATTAACAGACACGATTTTTTTATGTAAAGATTGTTTTATAATTCACCAGCAACGGTGCAATGAACTCGCTTAATAAGCGCAAAGGAGAACACAATGGAACCAGAAGTAACACCGACGGAAGTCGCAGAAGTACCAGAAGTATCAACTGAAAAAGTTGCTGAAGTTGTAATTGAAGAACCTGTCATTGTTGAACAGCCGCCAGTACAGAAAAAAGAAACGGCACAGGAAGCAATAGACAGAATCACTCGTAAGCGCCGGGAAGCGGAACGGGAAGCGGAATACTGGAGAAACAAAGCGTTACAACCTCCGGTAGTTGAACCGAAACCCGTACCGACAGGCAGACCAACGGTTAGTCAGTTTGAAACAACAGAAGCGTATGAAGATGCTCTCATGCAATGGCATGACAGCAAGAGGGTAGCGGAAAAAAACCTTGCTGAACGCAGAAGAAGTCAGGAACAGGCTTTTAGTCGATTTGATGAAAAAGCCGAAGCTGAAAGAGCAGAGCATGATGATTATGACGATGTTGTAAAAGCACCTGTTTTTACAGACACTATGAAGGCTGTGCTTTTAACAATCGAAAATGGCCCCGGTCTGGCTTATTATCTTGGGTCGAACACGAAGGAAGCAAACAGAATTGCGAAACTTCCACCCGAACAACAGTCTTACGAGATTGGCAAACTTGAAACGCAATATCTTATTGCAAAGAAAACACGGAAAGTTCCAGGCGCACCAGACCCTCTTACGCCGGTAGGCTCAACATCTGGTATATCGAAGATCGATGAGAGCAAGCTGAGTGATGATGAATGGTACAGACTGGAACAGCAGAAACTCAAAGAAAAACTAAAAAAACGAACTGGAGGATAATAATATGGGTAACACAATAAAGACCTTAAGTGATGGCGATCTTGTAAGAAAGTATCTCGCCTCTTTCCACAACAAACTCAAATTCATAAAAACAATCAACAGGCAGTATGATTCAAGATTTGCGGGTTCAGGCCAGAAGAACGGCGGATCTCTGCTTATCAAGGACCCGAATCAGTTTACGGTACGAACCGGGGCTGTCATGGATACACAAGATGTAACGGAAACGACACAGACCCTTACTGTGGCAACACAGAAAGGTGTGGATGTGAACGTAAGCTCCATTGAAATGACAATGAGCATTGACGACTTTCAGGCCGGTTTCATTGACCCTCAGATGGACAGGCTTGCGGCACAGGTAGAATATGATGTTCTTTCCGGTGTGTATAAAGATGTAGCGAACTTGACCGGGACACCGGCAACAACACCTGCTTCTTTTGCGGCTGTTTTAAACGCAAACGCAAGATTAAGCCAGATGCTTGCTCCTGAAGGCGACAGAAACGTCATTATGGATTCAGTTGCAATGGCGGCTACGGTAGCGGCAATGGGACTGTATTTTCGGCCAGCGGGTGAGTTGGAGAAAGCCCTTTCAAGTGGCTATATCGGTCAGGCCGCAGGAATGAAATGGTGGGAATCGAATATGGTTCCGAACCATACCAACGGAACTCGTACCGATGCAACACCCGTGACAACCACAACCGGATGGGCGAACGGTGACACGACCATAACAACCACAGGTCAGACAAATGCTCAGACATTGACAGCAGGTGATGTTTGCACAGTCGCTGGTGTTTACGATGTCAATCCTGAAACAAAACAGGTTTATTCTCATCTGAAACAGTGGGTTGTCAGAACCGCCAAAACCTGTGATGCAACAGACGTAATTGACATTGCGCCGACAATTTATGTTTCAGGCGCAAAACAGAACTGTTCCGTAACCGGTACAGGCTCAAAGGCTCTTGTGTGGGTCGCAGCCGGCGGTTCAGGTACGGCTTCTGCGGTATATGCACAAAACCTTGCATATCATAAAGATGCTTTTACATTCGTAACGGCTGACCTTTACAAAGATTCAGGAGCCAGAATGTCAAGCGCGAACATCGAAGGTATTGCAATGAGACTGTGGAGAGGCAACGACATCGTGAATGACAAGTTCCCGATGAGGCTCGATGTTTTGTACGGTTTCAAGACCCTCCGCCCAGAGTGGGCGTGTCGAGTGAGAGGGTGATAAGTAATTGAAATAATTTATGAAAGGAGAAATATAAGATGGGCCGACTTGGAATAAGCAAATATCCATCCGAAATACAATCAAAGTGTGTTGATATGTATAAAAAAGGATTCTCACTTGCTGAATGTAGTGAAAAGTTAGGCCCTTATCCTTCGATAATTCGTGATTGGTGCATAAGAGCTGGAATCCTAAGAACTCAAAAAGAAGGAAGATTGCTCCAATTCGAAAAAGGTAAAGGTGTTGGTGAAGATCATTATAGATGGAGTGGTGGGAAAAATGTATCAAAAGCAGGATATGTTATGCTCCATGTTGGTCATGGTAAAAAAAATAGAGCAGAACATCTTGTCGTCGCTGAAAAGGTCTTAGGGCGCAAATTAAAAAAAGGAGAGTGTATTCATCATATAGATGGAGATAAAGAGAATAATATGAATAACAATCTCTTAATTTGTGACTTGAGTTATCATCAATGCCTTCATGGAAAAATGTCGTATCTTTATATGCGAGAACACTTTAAACAAAATACTTAATAATATTAGGAGGTTACAATATGTCAGTGGATTATATTGGAAATGGAAATGATGATGGTACTGATTTTGGTCAGTCAGCTACCGATAAAATAGGTTTTTACGGGCTAACCACGCCGATTGTGCAGCCAATCATATCTGGAGCTATTACACAAACAGCGGCTTCAAATCTGTATGGTTTTTCACAGGCGCAATTAGATGAGCTTTATGGCACTATTAATTTAATAAGAACCCAACTGCTTGCACTTGGGTTAATGGCATAGGTGGCAGAAACTTATTTAATATTCTCCTGCTTCCTGCTGATATTTTTTGCATGGAAGCAGCCTTTAAACGGAAGGGCTTACCCGTTTGTTGGTGTATCGTGTCTTTATGGGATATGGTTACTGGCAAACGGGGAGCTTCTTGTGGATTCTGTAACTATTTCTTTAATTGCTGTTACTGTCTGGTTTTTGGTTTCTATTATATGGTCAGAATCTACGTACAGTGTGTTTGAGTTTTTTTTATGGTGTTCTTATTTTTTATTATTTACGGCAGCAAGGAAGGTAAGCACTGAGTTTGTTATGTATCTTTTATTGCCTGTCGGAATTTTTCTATCCCTTGCACAGTTTCATTTGCAGTATAAATACAGGGATAAATATCTTCATAAAGCATGGAAAAGGTTTCCGGTCTTTGGAAATAGCAATCATAATGCCGCCTTTTTGTGCCTGACCTTCTATGCGGCCTTGTGGTTGGCCTTAAATGTAAGCAATTACTTTTATGCGGCTTCTGCGATCATAGGCGCAGCCGTGTTACAGACGAAATGCAGAGGTGGTATTGCTGGATTAATT